GTTACCTTGACGCCCGCGCTATCTGCGTCTGCTTGGGGTATCTCTAATACTTCTACTACTTCATCTTCTGTTACATTAACTGCTAGGTCTTCCGCATCCTCTACTACCGCGCTTGTTATATCTTCTAGCTCTGTTACATTAACTGCTAGGTTTTCTGTATCGATTACTCCTACCGTGTCTACTACTTCGGCCTCGGTAACGTTTACCGCTAGGTTCTCGGAGTCTGCTTTTTGAGCTATGTTTAATTGTATGAAAGCTACTGTATAATATGCTGGTATGCTGCTATCCGATGTAACAGTAGCGCCAGTATCATTAGCGAACGCAGTAGTAGACGCAGTTAGAGTAGGGATAGTATGAGTATGGCTGCTTGTACTCATAGCCGTAGTAGAACCAGTGCTACTTACAGTGTTTGATACATCTACCGATGTAGTAGCGGAGTGAGAATGGCTACCACCATGCCCCGCTAAGTGAGTATGGGTAAATGTACCATGCCCATGTGTACTAGCTCCGCCAGTGCTACCCCTCTCTCCGTCATTTAGGGCACCTTTAACAAACTTATCGCGCAAGTCTGGCGTACCGCTAGAGCCATCGCATAAAATCCAACCTGCCGGTATACTCGCTATAGTACCAATCCACAAACAGATAATACCCGCTGGCTCTCCTGCGCTAGCGGAAGCTAATATGTAATGTAGTTTATGGTATGGCGGGTCTCCTGCGTCCGCTGTACTCGTACCTGTAGCTGCGTCTGTATCCGATGTAGATAGCGAATAGTTTACCATTCCGCCGTGTATATGGCCGGACGTCGCTACGTTATCCACTGCCCCGGACGTAGCCGAACCGCCACTACCATCATTTGTAGGCGGCCCGTGTATGTGCGAACCTGATTGTAAATGCGCTTGGGACGCTGCTACATTGTGTGTATGTGTAGCAGTCCCGCCCGCACTACCTCCCCCGGCCCCGCCCGCTGCGCCTCTGGCGTATCTGTTTTGAAAGTTAGTATCAATTGACCAGTTAGTTGGCGCAGTAGCTGTATTCCATATGGCGTTACATCCACTAGGAAACTCGGTAGGGCTACCGTTAGACTGAATCCATATTACTGTTCTGTGTAGCTGCTCGGCAGAGTTAGCGCCGAAACTGTGTTGCCCCGCTGTGATACTCATCGTAGCCGCTGGCGGGGTAATTGTGTGTGAGTGCGGGTGGCCTACAAACGTCTTACCCGTACTTGTAGCAGTGTTGGTAATACTGCCTACACTGTTGCCGCTATTCTGGTTCGGGTGAGTATGGCTAACGCTACCGCCGTGGTTATGGCTCGGTATTTGGTGGCTGCTATGGCTATTGCTACCACCAGTGCTACCGGGGTTAGTGGCGGAAGTTGGTACCCCTCTAGGGTACTTATCGTCTAGCGCAGTTACGCGAGTCCAGTTAGCAGGAATGCTCCCTGCCGTACTAGGCCACCCGACAATAACGCCAGACGCTATCGCCACTAGACTAGGACTACCGTATCAGTGCAAGTAAGTACCCACGATGCCGCGCTAGTCTTAGTACCCAATGCTATTACTTTCCTACTTAGCATCTGTGCGGTAGATACTGCGTTAAAGATACCTCGCTCTAACCAGTTCCAGTTAGCATCGCCAGTAGCAAAGGTAGATTTCCACACTATGACATTAGCAGTACGTTGCGGGTACGTACTATCCATAGGCTTTCGCACCTTGTTAGACGCTGCCTGTAGGTCTGTATGTGTCGCGTTAAATGCAGTAGAGCTATCGCCTACTCCGATATGCGCCGCCGCGTTAGTAAACTTCGTGTACGTGCTACCGCCTGTTATGGCGTCTGCTATTAGGTCTCGTGCTAGGTTTACTAGTGCCATGATTACTGTCTCCTCGTAAATTGCTTTACTACGCATCCATCTTCCGTGTCTGCGTGTACTTCGTAAACTACATGGGCAGTTCGAGTAGTCCAGTTCTCGGTATCGGCCAGAGCCGTACCTAGTAGGACTTCCGCGCTAGCTTCCCCGTCTACCGATTCTTCTAGCTCTATCTCAGTAACTGCAATCTGAGTTCTAACAATCTTAGCCATTCCTAATACCTCTTTCTATTCGCTCGATAGTTGGTTTGTGTACTATCTTTTGTCCGGTATCCAGTGTTACGTAATCCTCCTGTATCCATGTAGCATCCGGCTTACAGTGATACTTAGCCCGGTGTTCTTCGTCGCACTCATGTAGGTAGCTCTCTACCTTTTCTTGCTGCTTCATTACTAGCCCGTGGTACTCGTAATCTATTGGCCCTAGTGTATTAGGCATATGCCGCGTAAAACTCCCATTCTAGAGTAGCGTTAGGGGTGCCGCCGTCCGTATAAATGATGCTATTTACTCCGGGTTCTAAATCGAGTAGCCCTACTTGTGTAACTGGTACTGTTACCTTGTCGTAATCATCCGTATACGTGCTACCATTATCATTAGACCACTCTACCCGCATTTCTCCTGCATCTATGCGTAGCTCGCTATCTGCGCTTACTGCATCTCGGGTACTCGCAATCTGCATACCTACTCCTTGACTGACAAACTGCGGATTGGTAAATCCTGTAGCACTGTTGCTGCGTAACCTAAATATAGCGTCTCGTACTCGCATATTACCGGGGTTAGTAATGTTAAAAGGCTCTGGCGTACTGTCTAGTAGTTGACTACCTGTTTGTAGCGTCTCTCCGTACCAGTCGCTACTACGCTTAAACTCGCACTCTACCGGCATATGATTAACTATCTCTGCACCAATAACGGGTACTGGCCGTTTCGTAGCTCGCGCTCGGCACCAACGTCTAGTGCTCTGGCTATCGATAGTCCATAGCTTACCTCTGCCTATGCGGTCTATCTTGCTAACTAGGTCGTCAAAAGTATCTTCCGTTAGTGCATCATCATTAACGCCTAGTATCATCCATCGTACAATCTCTAGCCCGTCTGCCTTTGGTGACTGGTAGCGGCCTAGAAAATCGTGCTCATAGTCCGCGCCTACCAGCGGTACACTAGCTATCCTGTACTCTTGCGATTGGTCGTACTCTAGTTGGGCAGTACCAAACGTTACGCTAATACTACCATCTTCTGATTCGTACATATATGGATAACGTATCGTCAAGCTGTACCGCTCTTTCGCATCTTAGCCCGTAAGCCGTATGCCACCCGGTTAACGCTTAGCCGCGCTTCCTCTGCGCTCGTAGCGTAAACAGTATCGATATTTACTACTATGCCCCGGTCGCTCCCCGGTGCCTGCCTCGCTCCACCTAAGCCGCCTGTAGCACGTTTGCGCCAGTCCGCAAGGGGTATTACCGCCTCTGGCCCCGCCTCGCCTACTAGAGCTAGTGTAGGCCGTGTAACAATACCGCCCTCGGCCATTGGTATATATAACTGTGGAAACGACCAATTCCACCCCGGTATACTCCCCGGCCCCGGCGGGTCAAATCCGGGTACTGAGATTCGTACATTATTGTGCAACCAGTTTAGCGCGGATTGAAGCGCACTCCTAAGCGCACTCTTTAGCGCGTCGCCTATCTCGCCTACATTCCCTAGGATACCTTTAATGCCTGCTACTATACCATCTTTAAGTGCAGTACCTAGAGCTTTGGCGGCAGTAAGCATACGGGGTACCATCTGCGTTAGTAGGAAGTCAATAGCTAGCCCAACGATAGCCTTAATACCATCCCATACCGAGCTAAATATCTGCTTAACGCCACTCCATGCCCTATCCCAATCGCCAGTAAAGACGCCCATGAATACATCTACTAAGCCTTTGATTACGCCTAGTACCGTCTCTATGTATATCTTCATAGCGTTCCATCCTAGCTCGATAACGGCTAGCCACGCCCCAACATAGAACATTACCAGCGGCTCTATCTTATCCCACACTACCTTAATAATGTCGTATACATCTTGCGCTACCTTAGCTACTGTCTCGTATACGGATATTAGCGCGGGAATTAGCGGGTCTTTAATCCATGCTACAAAGTCTATCCATACTTGCTTAACTGCGTCTACTGCTATTCCTAGCGCGGGTATCACTTCTACTATATCATCCCAATACTTGATAAGTAGACCAATACCTATACCTACTGCTACAAATGCGGCAATGAGTAGGATTATCGGTAGGTTGGCCGCAATCATCGCAGTAGCGACTAGCCACCATGCCGCCGCTTTAGCGTACAGTAGTGGAATAACCATAATAATAACTGGCACTAGCCCCATTGCTAGCGCGGGTATCACTATCTCTAGGTGGCCCGCAAGGAATCCTAGCCCCTCTCCAATTAGCGTCATAACAGGCGTTAACAGACCGAATGCCGGTATAACTACATCTACTAATATTCCGCCTAGTGCTGCCATAACGGGCAGTAGCGCGGTACCTATCGTCTCTTGTAGCTCGGCCATAGCTAACTCACTTTGGGCAAACTGGCCCGCTGTAGAGTTCGCGTAGGCTTCCGCCTGTCCACCAAACTTAGCTTGTACCGCCGCTAGTGCCTCGGCTTCTGTGGCATTATCTCCCATAGTGATACCCAATTTCTTGAATACCTCTACGTTCTCCTCGTTCATCTTGCCTAGCATCTTAGTAGCTTGAGCTAGCGGTATATTAGCTCCTCTTGCAAGGTCTTGCGCTGCCGCCATGCGTCGCGCTGATTCGTCATAGTCGCCAGTAGCGGCTATGAGAAATTGCATACCGTCCCTTAC